CACGATGGTGGCGCTGTTAAACTAGTAGATCGCCTAGAGTTTAGCCGTATCAACTTCGCTGGCAACCGATAATACACTCACTTAAATTTTTGTAGATTGGCTAAATAATAGTATGCACTTGGGTAATACCAAGAGCACATACTTAGGAGAAATATAAAATGGCATATACAACCATTCAACGTGTTGACGGTTTCGCTCAACCAACAGACGGTTTAAACGGTAACTTAACAATTACTGGTCGTACCTTAACACACTACACAATCGTTGGATCAGGCACACTTTCAGGTGGTGCATGGACTGGCGCTAACGTTGGTGTTAACCCATACGTAGTTTACAGCGCATACAGCAATCTTGCTGCAGCAATTGAATATGTTGGTTCTATCGAATTATTAGGTGACCCAACAACTAACAACGCACAATTCCGCGTTGCTATTTCAGGTGCAGCTCCAAGTGCTTCAACTGGCGCTACATCATTGCAAGCATATTGCAATGCTTATGTAACATACGGTTCAGGCGTAGCTGGTACATTAGTAACAGCATTTACATACTAATCTAACAGTTAGTATTCAAGATGTGGAAAAAAGGCATTTTAACAATGCCTTTTTTCTTGGCCATAAATAACTAGTGAGAGATCAACGATATACATATCAAGGCTACACCTTAGTAGACATAACCCCAACAGGTCAAACTTCATATTCACCAGAAGTTGAACTGGCACGGAATCAACAGCGTAACTGGGAAACTGTGCTGCAGATCTTGAGTCTACGCACCCAACCTACGGTTTTAGAAACAGCCATCATGGTCAAAGACATCACCGAGTTTAAACATAATTTTGGTATTGGTTACCAAGGTCAACATCGCGTATGGACATGGAAATTCAGTGTAGATTATGCAGATGTTTATAAAGATCAATACGATTATTTTGGACTGCTGAAAAATGATTTTAAGCTGACCCCTGTGATATTAGGTCTCACAGAAACAGCCCGCCCAGAACAGCCTATATTCTACACATCAGGTCCAAGTAAAAACATATACTTTATACCTATAGACCCTAACTAAATACTTTAGATGCTACAGGCATTCATTAAGGCACATATTAAGGCACACTATTAAGGCTCATCAAGACAGCATCGCTCATACAGGAAAGCGAGATGCCAGGTCCATCAGAAATTGAGAAACAGAGCTTAGAAGCCCACGTTGAAATCTGTGCCGTAAGGTATAGCAACTTGGAAACTAAATTATCTAACTTAGAACATCGTATGGATAAACTTGAAGGCTACTTAGTTGGCATCAAGGAAAGTCTAGACGAGAAACTCGAAGGCAGAGGCAAACAGTCTGTCAGCATCATCGTCACCATCTTAAGCGTGGTCCTAACTGGACTATTAGGTTTACTAGCCCACATCGTGTTCAAGTAATAAATACTTGCATGAAGATCGTTGAATTAACCAATCACATATTATTGCCCATTACCAACGAAGAGCAAGAATTGCTCGAACGTTTTGTTGGTGATACTCCTATCGCAAAAAGCCATCTCAATGAACGCGAGCAGATCATAGCCAATCACTTAACAGCTCGTGATGTCCTACATAGAACCAATGAAGCCGGTAAAATCTACTACAAAAAACGAATCAAGTAGCTTTGACATCGAGAAAATACGCAGATTCACACAGTCTGAACTAGCTCGTATCGCCGATGAAACTACAGAACTGCCTTTCTGTTATCAGCTGGGATCAGATGTCCTAGTAGGCCACTATAAGGTCATCAAGATCAATGACGACTGCTGGCGTGTGACCAAAGACACTGATCAACTGTTTGACTTTTTCAATCGCAAGGATGCTATCTATTATTGTATAGCCATGCACAAGGAGAAACTGCAACTAGCCGCAGATATCCGTGAGTGTGATAGGATGCTGAATAAATTGGAATTTGATGCGGCTCTATATCGTCAGAGATATAAAAAAGCCTTAGATAAACAGGACGAAGACACAGCAGAATATTATTCATCACGCTATCTAGAAACCATGCAACGCATTGAAACGACTAAAAAAGAAATTAAGAAAAACCTAGATCTGGCTAAATATATTAAAGTCTAAATAGGAATCAGACCATGAAACTATCAGAAATGGCAGTTAAATCAGCCAAGAAATACAACAAATTAATGGAAAGCCGCTTTGGTTTTGCTATTAATTTCAATAACTTAACTGTTGAAAAAGCAGAAAGCCTAAGCGAAACTATCTCAGCTAACCTAAACAAGATCCGCCATAGCGTAGACCTACACACAGCAGAACGTAATCCACGTTATATGGAATTGCTAGCTGTGCAAGAAAGCATCAATACTTGGTTAGATGAACGTCGTCAACAGTTAGTTGAAGGCGAAGTTGGCAATGCTGAAGTTATCTTAGCTGCAAGAAATATGGTCCAAGCAGTGCAAGATGCCATTGAAAAAGTTGGCAAAATGCAAAACGAACAATTACCAGAATTACTAGATTCAATCCGTGACCAAATCGGTAGCGAACAAGCAGATGGTTTCAAAAACGCAGTAGGTGAAACATTAACTACATTGATGAGCAACCTACAAACAGCACGTGAAGGTGTTGACAGTGGTGTGCGTATCTTAACAGGCGAACAAGTTGACAACCCAATGGCAATGCCTGATCAAGCACCAGCTGAATTACCATCACTACCAAGCGATTTAGATCAAGATGAAACAGATGGCTTTGCCGCTAGTGATGCCGCAGTAGGTGGCCCTGAATCATTAGGTCGCGAACAACGCTAATCGTGCGCTTACGTGAATTTGCACATGGCCCAACAAATACTCCAGAGTCGAATTTAACAACGGCTCTGGAACTTATCCGCAACCGCTACAAAGATACAAAAACACCACCAAAGATATCAACACAGAGTTTAATTAATTTAGTTTTGAACACAGACAAGACTTTTAACTATGATGCTCTGGTAGCTGCAAACGAAAGCAATCCAGCGATGAAAAACATAATCAAGAGTTTTAACAAAGATTATGTTGAATTATATCCAGCTGGTGAACCTGCCGAACCTGAACAAACCAACCAAGAACCAGACGAAGATGTAGTGGCTAACATGGCCAATGCTGCAGCCAAAAAAGACGGCGCCGCCGGATTTTAATCAAAACACTTGACACAACACAATAAATACTTTAGTATTTTACTATACTATTGGAGATTTATATGGCTTATTCGCAACAAGTTCTAGACCATTACGAAAATCCTCGTAATGTGGGCAGTTTGGACAAGAATAGTCCAGATGTAGGTACAGGCATGGTGGGTGCACCGGCCTGCGGTGATGTGATGAAACTACAGATCGAAGTGCATGACGGAGTTATAACAGATGCAAAATTCAAAACCTATGGCTGTGGCTCAGCGATTGCTAGCTCGTCTCTTGTTACAGAAATGCTCAAAGGCAGAACGCTCAAGGAAGCTGGTGAGATTAAGAACTCAGCGATCGCAGAAGAACTCGCACTACCGCCCGTTAAGATACACTGTTCAGTGCTTGCTGAGGATGCAATCAAATCAGCTATAGAAGATTATAAGAAGAAAAATGAAACGCAATCCAATTGAAAGTCCCTGTGTAGGAGTTTGTCAATTTATAGGCGGTAAATGCCGTGCCTGTTTGCGGACGCAGGAAGAAGCGTTTAATTGGTATGAAATGTCCGAAGACGAAAGAAACCAAGTCTGGGAACGTGTTATAAAACAAAATAAAAAACCATGATCACCCTAACAGAAAACGCCGCTAAAAAGATGCAGGACGCACTATACAATCGCAAGAAGGGTATAGGTATGCGTATTGGTGTGCGCACCAGCGGTTGCAGTGGTTTTGCTTATGTGTTAGAATTCGCTGATAAAACATTTGAAGGCGATCTTGAAATAGAAGATCGTGGCATCACATTAATAATCAATAAAAAAGACCTAGTATATCTACAAGGTATGGAAATTGATTACACTAAAAAAGGCCTCAATGAAGGCTTTGAATTCACCAATCCCAACGAGAAAGCACGTTGTGGATGTGGAGAATCATTTACTGTTTGACATTCGTTAAACTGTCATATATACTAATAAGATGCTTATACAAAAATACGACTATACCCCCATCTCCCGCGATACAGTTGAAGGTAAACGATTATACACACTACCAGACGGCAGCCGAGTACCAAGCGTTACAACTATCCTAGACAAGACCAAACCACAAGAAAAACGTGATGCACTGGAAAACTGGAAGAAGCGTGTAGGCACGCAACAAGCCCAGCAGATTACTACAGAAGCAGCCAGCCGCGGTACACGTATGCACAAATGGTTAGAAGACTATGTGCGCAACGATCGTGAAATGGGCACACCCGGCACCAACCCCAACAGCCAGCAGAGTTATGCCATGGCACAGCAGATCGTTGAAAATGGCTTGGTGCATGTAGACGAAATATGGGGCATAGAAGTGCCACTATATGTTCCGGGATTATATGCAGGCACTACAGACGCCTGCGGTGTATATAAAGGCCAGCCGGCAATTTTAGACTATAAACAGACCAATAAACCCAAGAAAAAGGAGTGGATTGAAGACTATTTCCTTCAATTATGCGCCTATGCTGCCGCTCATAATGAAGTCCATGGTACAGACATTCGACAAGGTGTGATCTTGATGGCAGTAGCACCTAAAATACTTACAGAAGGCGGGTTCGCTAAACCCGAATTCCAAACTTGGACTGTTAGTGGAAACGAATGGACGATCTGGATGGACCGTTGGTTTGATAGAGTTGAACAGTATTATAAACTAGCATAAATACTAGATAAGAATTAAGGTAAGAATATGGCAGTTATACAAATTTCCAAAATACAAGTCCGTCGCGGCTTACAAGAAAATTTACCAGCGTTAGACAGCGGCGAATTAGGCTGGTCGATCGATGAGCGTAGATTGTGGATTGGCAATGGTGATACCGCCGAAGGAGCACCTAC